ATCTACTTTAATTTCAGGAATGAAATCTACATAAGATTCAACTTCATCCAAAGCAACCAACATAATAATATCTTCAACGTTAGTACCAGCATTAGCAATGTTTACAGGAACGATTTCCCAAGTCAAAGAAGCTAGTGCTACACCAGAAGCAGCTACTGCTGCATTCTTAATAGAAGTAGCCATTGCATCAGTAAGAGTAATGTTGTGAGTAACTCCTTGGTAAACAAAAGTAGGAATTACTGAACCAGCAGTGATTGGAGAACCACCACCGATATTTACACCTGTTACACCAGCACCAGTAGAATTCACCAAGAATGCAACTACTGGGTTAGAACCTGCAAAACGTTTTGTAGCTCCGAAAGCACGAGAGTTACGATTTACATCGTGAGCAAGCATAGTAGCGATATAGTCAATTTTCTGAGCTGTAGTGTAAGAAAGTGCAGTAAAGTCTGGAGTAGTAATAGAAGCTCTCAAGTAACCATTCTCCTGAGTAGAAGTAAATTCTTGAGCGCGACGACCACGGAATTGAACTGCCAATTCGTAGATAGTGTTATCTAGAGTGTTGATAGCGTTAGCTTGACCAGAAGCATTACCAATTACTTGAACAGCATGAGATGGTGCACGGTAAGCCTGCTTAGTAACATAAACTGGCTGACGGAAGTCAACTGGTCCAGTTGTGCGATATGTCAAAGGTCCGGGAAGTGGGTACTTCACAGTAGCAGTTTGAACGCTAGCAGAATTTTCAGTACCTTGTACAAAAGCTACTACTGGGCTTTCAGCCATAGTAGGAGTAGTACCAGCTACAAAGCTGTTAAGAGCAAGGGAACCTTCCAAGCTAGCAGCAATAATACCTAATTGTCCATTAGACAAGCCAATGTTACCTTGTGCGTTAACCAATGTTCCTTCAGTAGGAATAGCGGTATTACCAGCAGTTGCGGTAACAAAAGATTCGATAGGACGTTTATTTGAATTAATCATTCGTTAATAAATAGTTTTTCTTTTTTGAGTCTGATATACTCAGGGTTTTCAATATTCATAGCTGCTATATTAGCTGCGATATCAACTATCTCTAAATGAGTATGTTCAGGAAACTCTAGTGTCGATGGAGGATATATTACTCCGTCAACATAAGCGTATCCACCAAAGGACACCTTATTTGGAAGTTTTAAATATTCTATATATACTTTATTTACAGTACCAGTGGTAGGATATAAGTATATAGAAGTAGAACTAGAAGTTGATGATTTACCAAAGTTATATGGTATAGCATCTTGAGATGCAGAATTAAATGGGTCTTTCAACACATCATTTAAATCATCATGTTGCACAAATTTTAATTGAACATTCTTTACACAATCAGTGTACTGAACTTCTGCATATATGCGAACTAAAGAATAGTATTCGTATGTCAATAGAGAAAGATTAACCTCATTACTAACTGGAGTTAGAGGTTGTTGTTCAGGGTATTTCACTAATAGTGTAGAAAGATCATCAATTCTTTTTTGCGTTGCTTCAAATCCTTTTTGTTTAGAGTTGGATGTGCTAGATCTTGTTTTTAAAAAGATTAACTGCGCTTCATTCAGCAAGTAATCAATCTCTCCTTTATTAAAATCAGTTTGAGAATTAGAATCAATTCTATCCATCGCAACTTTAAAAGCGTAATGAAGTTCACTAATTGTCATTAGTTTTTAGCTTTAATCATTTCGATCATGTCTTCAACTTCTACAGATTTTTTAGGATCTAAAATGAAATCTACAGCCTCTTGGTATCTTTGACCAATTTCTATTACTCCTTTCGGAGAGAAGAATGTGTAAGTACCTCTTTTCTCGGTAACTACATTACTATCTAACGCTTGTTTAAGTATATATCTTGCTTCGAATTCTTGACGACCATCAGCGGTATCAAGAAGATTAGCTACGTTCAAGAACCTATCTATATTAGAGTTAACTGTAAATGATGAGTTATTAATAAACTCGTACAAGGTATTAGTTACTTGTTCTGAGCTTAGTGTAGACTTTGTAGTAGCAAGTTCTAATAGTGAAACAATTTTCCGCTTAATAGGATCAGTTAGTTCGTTATCTGCAAGTTTCTTAAACGCATTTAACTTAACAGTATTCCTCTTGTTCTTAAGCTCTTCTGCTTCATTTTCAAGTGCTATGTAATGAGTAGCTTTTGGCCAAAGGTTATTACGCCACTCTTTCTCAGAGTTAGCTACTCTAGATGATGCAAGTAAGATATAATATCCTAATTCACCTTCCATAGTATCTAAATCAAATACTGTACAACCATCACTTAATTTCCATGAAAATTTCTGGAAAAATGTTAGATCTTCTTCTTTAATAGAATCGCCTTTCATCCAAGGTCTATTAGTGAAATAGCCTTTAGGCTTATTCCATTTAGATTCCATTTTATCTTGTAATGTTAAAGCATTACCTTTATCATCTTTCTTTTGAACTCCGTCTTCAACCCACGGAGTGTAGGATATATAATTAGCTAGTCCTCCAAGTTTGGGACTATACAATGCCATGATAGTATCTTTTGCTTGACCGACTTTAATTTTCTTTAACTTAATCCCTGAAGAATCAGAAGTCCAATCGTGCAAACCAAAAGCACTTTCTCGTGGTATGGAATAAACAAATACTAAACGTTTTCGCATATAAAATATTAATAATTTACATCATAGATAAATTCGCCCATAGAAGAAGCGTCACGGATCATAAGACCAGCAGTTCCTTCACAGAATACATCGTAACCAGCAGTTAGAGCTGATACTTGGCCACCTTTTACAGGACCAGTAGGAGTGTGAGTGCCCGGACGGAAGCCCCAGCGATAAGTGTCTTTTACTTTCAATACTGCCATGTTTGGCTGACCTTCAGTTGAACCTAAGTTCAAGAATGTCATACGTGCAGAATCAACTGGCAAATTAGGATACAGCGGGTGCATGATCTTAGAGTATTTGCGAGAATCATTCATAGAGTTCAACATCATGTTAACCTGTAATCCGTGTGGACCATTGTAACGTGTGAACTGTGCACCGAATGCCAAGTGAGGAGTAGAAGTATCAGAAGAGATCTTGTTAATGAAGTTAGAGTCAACTGTCAAGTATCCATTAGATACAGACACCAATGCATCGTGGAACAATTGAGCACCAAGAGTACCAGTGATAGCAGTGTTAATACGCTCTGTTTCAGATACGCGAGTTACTTGAATGTCAAGTAAGAAATCTTTCAACTGAGAAATAGACAAAGGTCCGTTGTAATATTGCAACCATGAATCCTTAAGATATTCACGAAGACCTGGGCCTGTTTTCTTCCAGTAACCATTAGCAGCAGTAGAAGTGTGCTTCTTACCATATACTAATTGTGCTTCAATAGAAGTGTACAATTCGTTCCACATTTTAGCTTCAGCCATCGGGAGGAATCTACGAGCAGTAACGGTTTTACCATTCTGGTCGGTGTACATGAATGTTACTCCGATACGACCTTCTTGTCTCCAAGCTTTATCAGAAACAGTGTACTTTTGAGCAAATGCTCCTACCTGTGATTCAAGCTTGTAAGAAGATGGGTACTGCTGAGTACCGAATTCAGAGTTCATTTCTGAAGCAACAGAAGTCCAAACCTTAGAAAATTCTTTACCTACTTCAAACATTGAAGGTGGTACGAACAATGCAGGATTGTCTGTCTGCAACTGAAGAGTGTAGATAGTACCAGTACCGTCAGAGAACTTGTCTACAACAGCAAGTGGATACTCATTATCTTCTCCCATAAGTACATCTGGAGCAGAGAAATAGTCCAGATCCAATTTAACGCGGATCAAGGTTTTGTTGATACCGGGTGTAGTGTTAGAAGATTCTAAGTTTTCTACTACGCGAGCAGTTTTTTCTTCTGCTCCTTGAAGATACCAGCGATAGATTTCATCATCAATCTCGATGGTGCGACCTGCTTTACCCATAGTAAGGTTAGCAAGTAATTTACCTGTGTAAAGGTTTGTTTTTGAAGAGAAAATCTGTGTGATTTGATTTTCGAATACGTGTGGACGAATATCATAGGTAGCACCTAAGTATTGGGAGTCTGTAAAGTTACCTCCGAAACCGTCATAACGTTTGATAATAAAACTACTTTGAGGATAAGCCATATATTATTGTTGCATCCATTTATCCCAATCAAAATCCTCATTACTCTTAGATGGAGCTGGAGTTCCTGATTTGGGAGTTGTTAATTTAGAGTCTAGCAAATCTCTAAAAGATTTTGCAGCCTCACTTTTGAATTGTTTTTTTAGTCGTTCAAAGTTAAAACCTGTATTTGAATTATAATCAGCAAGTATGTCAGCTAGCTGTATAAGATGCTTAGGATTAGATAGAACATTAGTTAGCGAAAGATTAAACTCCGAAGTAAATCCCTGTTCATTTTTAATTGGGGATAATATAAAGTTTTTAATTCTTTCCTGTCTTCTCTGTTCATTAATAGTTGATAACTCTGTTTCAATAAGCTTTTTATGATTCTCTATTCGTTGAGCTTCTTCTTGCTCTTTCGTTTTTGCCTGTTTTAATAGTTCAGCTTGCTTATTCTTTCTGTCCTCTTCTATCTCTAATAGTGCTTCTTCAGCAGCTTCTCTTAACGATCCTGTTTCTTCTAAACGTGAAATTAATTTTTCTATTTTATCATCACTGAAATTAGAAGTTAATTTCCATTGTTCTTTTACGATTAACTTTTGAGAGATGGGGTCACTGATGTCTACATTATTGAGATCTAAGGGTTTAGAATAATTTAGGAACTCATCAATATCCGAACCACCTGCTAAAGTGTACTCAAGTAAAGGTTTTAAATTATCTGGAAGAGCTTCCCAGAATTCTGTTTTTATTTTATTTTCCAGATTAACTTTTGTTTGATGAAGAGCTGTCTGGATATCTTCAGCCGATCCCGTAAATTCGAAATCATCATCCGTTAATATAACATCATTCTCTTTTAAAAAATTGAAATATTTTACGGCATCATCGTCAATTACTATTCCGTCATCTTTTGGTTCTTGTTCACCACCTTGACCATCTATTGTATCACCAGTAGGATCACCACTAGGATCTTCAATATTATCATCATTTAATTGTGGATCATCAATATCATCAAAATCATCAGGTATCATGAAATCATCTAAATTCATACAAATTTAATAATAATGTTTAAAAAATGTTTAGAAAAAAATAAATTATTTTTTAGTTTTTATAGCCCTATTTTTTATCTCTTTCTCTTTTATATCTAATTCTCTATCCTTTAATCTAATCTCTTCTCTAAATCTTTCAACTTCTAATTGATCAGGGAATCCATCTTTATCAATATCTTGATCTTCTTTAAACTTGAAAGAATCTATTTGCGCAACTAGTACTTTATTCTCTAAAGTCTTATCAAGTTTAAGTAATTCATACTCTTGTGCTTGACGTTGCAACTCTGCTTGTGATTCCATTTGCTGCTGCTGTAATTGCTGTTGCTGCTCAAATGCCATTTTCTCAGAATTCTTAATCTGTTCTTGTAGCTCAGACATAGAATTAGTTTTTAACATCTTAATAATATCAGACAACTTAGCTTTATCATTCTGTAATAGTGCTTGAGAAAGTCCTCTAAGTTCTTCAAATGTTCTAGAATCTTTAGGTGATGATGTAACAAATATTCCAAAATCAGACATTAGTAAATCTTCCTCATTAATCTGTAGAGTTTGCATAGAACCATCATCTAATATAATCTGGAAAGTAGATTTTTTATTCTTTAAATTATCTACTGCTAACTTTAAAAAAGAGTCTAAAACTCTTTCCCATAATCTATCATGAGGTTGAAGATAAACTTCAGTAATCATAGAAGATAAAGCAATAGAATTCTGTGCATTAGTAACAGCCTGATTAGGTAGAATCTGTCCTTCTCTTTCTTTAGGAATACCAGCTATATCAGAGATTTGTTGATCTATAGCAGCTAGTAACTGGATATAGTTCATGATATTATTAGTGGTAGACATGTCTATTCTACCAGTAACTTTACCTGCTCTTTGTGATGCTCCGGGTTCTTGTGCATTTTGTAAAGAAGAATAGAAATCAATATTCATCTCAGTAAGATAAAATAAAGTTTTCTCTAATCCTATCTTAGGATCTATCATAGATGTATCCAACGGAAATACGGGACCTTTATCTTGCGCAATAAGCTTTTTAAGTTTATGCACAATTATCATATACATATATGCAAAAGGTTTCATTCTATCCATAATAGATATTGCAGGAGCATTAGTAGATGAGTATACTATACCATGATAACCTAACCGCACAGTGTAAGGATCATCAGTAGATCTAAACTGTTGTTTCTTAGGTCCTATACGTGTATAAATATTATCACCTATTCTAGTTCCTTCCCAAACTTCCTCTACCCATGACCAACGTAATGAGTATCTAATATCATTTTCTTCCCAAAAATAAAACACTAACTTCTTACCATATCCTTGATCTAAATTGCGTTTGACAGCATCAGGAGGAATTACAAAATCCTCAGAAACCATTTCAGTTTCTTCATCTCCGAACTGATTAATAAAAGATAAGAATCCTACCTTCTTAAGTGACTTCCATTCTACGTGCTGTACAACTATAGAATCGTGGTTATTACGACGATAATATTGACCATCTAAAGGAGTGTTGTAGTAAGATGAAAATGACACGTGATCATATTCCATATAATTCTTAGGACCAGATCCCATAAAGATATTTTTATCTTCTAATCTTTTTAAATCTTCTTCAGATAAATCTTCTTGGAACTCATCTACTACTTGAGATATAGGCATGTAAGTTTTAGAACCAGCAGCTATGCCATCCTGAATATACTTAGTTTCGGTGGATTTAATGTGTATAAATCCTAGCGGATTAATTGGCTTTATTTTAGGAATGTTATTGTCCTCGTATATATAAGCAATTTCATACGCAGTAAGTAAAGCATGCTTAAATGTTTCATTCTTTATAGATGGAATATCTAGTAATCTTTTGTAGTGATTTAGAATCTTATTAGCAAGAATCTCTTTCTGAGTTAAATAAGTAGTTGACATATACTTAGAAATCTCTGAAGGATCCATAATAGGCATTGCTTGTTCAACTAGTTCTTTATCAAACGAACTATCAACTGTACTAATTGCTTCTTGAATCTTGGATAATATAAACTGCTTTAGTAATGTATCTCTATAAGCCAGTTTAGATTTAATACCTTCATCATTTATTAATAGTGCTCGTAACTCAAAAGGTCTATTAGATTCCTCAGTTAATAACACATTAATTTTATTTGGAGTTTTATTGTAAGGTTTTACCTCATCTCCAACAGTTACGTCAAGACCTAGGGGATTACATTCGGCTTCAAAATCTTTCTGATTTATAATGTTATTATAAAACTGATAGTTAGCTAACATTCTATTGTAGTCAGAAACATTAGTAACGGCGATATTAGAAGAAGTATCTACGAGAATAGAATCTATTACTTTCTTTGCCCAATTATAATCATCTTTAATCTTATCCTTATAACTTAACCTTTGTCTTAAATAATCTTTCATTATTAGTTATAAATTTTTGTATATCTTTATCTAATTGAGATAGTCTATCCACCTCTACTTCAGATTTAGTATAAAATGATAATTCATTTAATCCTATTACACATCCAACTAATGCCATTACGCCATCAAAGTTTCCTTTCATATTAAATGATTTTAATTGCTGAAGTAAATATCTATCATTGATATAATCAAGATTTCTCTTAATCTTATCGTCGTTATTCTCTCTTATTTCAAAAACCCAAGATTTTAAATACTTAATAGATTCCCATTTAATCTTGTCGTTGGACATTGGATACCCGTATACTAGTGATTGAGAAGTATTGTACGATGCTTTCTTATTAAGTACATAAGTTGGCTGTAACGCTAGTAAATCTAATCTTTTAATTTTCTCAAAATAATCCTTAGTATTACCTGCCGTATTCTCGAAGAATATTTTAGCATTACCATAAAACAGTGATAACTTGTAAAGTATTTCATTTACTTCATCAATACCGTAGTAAGGTCTGCCAATATAAGATGCCACAATCTCTGAGTAACCTATTTGTGAGAAGTACTTATTAGTTTTCAT